TTGGCAAGCGTAACCGTGGACGACGTCCGCGACGTAATCAACCTGTCACAGGCCGATATTCCGGACGCGAAAGTTTTGAAGATGATGAAGCGTGCCGAGGTTACGCTCGAACTGGAGCTGGGAAAGGAAATAGACTACGCGGACTGCACGGACGCAGAGAAGGAGTGCATCACGCTCTTGGCGGCTGTTTATGCCTTTTGCTATTTGACGGGCGGTTCCGCGGCGGGTTTAAGCTTCAGCGTCGGCGACCAGAACGTGAGCGTGCTGAGCAGCGCTCCGCCACTGGATGTTCTGCAGACTGAACTGGAGCGTCTTCTAGCTGTTTTGAAGAAGCCTCAGGTGAGGAGCGTGTGAGGATGGCGAATGTTCCAGACGCCTATTACCAGTTCATCATGGATTATGCGCCCTACGTTTACGTCATTCCCCCTGACACTCCAGACCCGGCGTGGGGAAAAGCAGCGTTCGCAGCGGCCTTCGCCGTGGACTTTTTCTTCGAAGCCTACGCCAACCCGCAGTTCGAAGGTCGAAGGACAGAAATCACCAGCAAAATCGCAAGCCTCGCCGATTGGATTCTGACGCAGCAGTGCACGGAGAGCGGCAAACTGGCTTGCGGTGGGTTCAAGAGCAACGAAACCAGCACGTACTACTACGCCGTGGACGCTTGCCGCGTGATTCCCTCGCTGCTGAAAGCCCATCAATTGACCAGCAACAGCGCGTATCTGGATGCTGCACGCTTGGCAGGCGCCACCTTCCTCTACAACATGCAGCATAAGCCCAGCCAACTGGGTGTCCACAACAAGTATTACGGTGGCTTCGCGAGGGCAGTCACGATTGCGGATGCGTGGCTTCAACAGATGGACATCGAAAATCTTTATGGGTTTACAGGCTTGAAGGCTCTTTGTGAGGCGGATTCCGCCAACAAGGACCTGTACGAGTCGATGATGAGCGACGCTGTAAGCTTCTATCGTTCGGGCTTGGAAGATCTCTACCTCCACTACGACCCTCCGCCCTACGGGGATGCCGACTGGCACAGGGTAGGCGTGAACGAAACAACCATCTACGACGACCCCTTCGCCTACGCGCTTCTAGGGCTGTACGAGTACGAAGGCTGGAGCAACACGGTTCAGAAAGTCTACAGCTTCATCAACACGATTAGGGCTAGCGGGCAGTATCCAGCCTATAATCCAGCCGTGTGCTGGGCGGGTTACATAGACGTGGTCTCCCGCTTCGCCGCGTGCGATTACTACGACGCTGTTACCAGCGGTATCCTGTGGAGAATCCGCAAGGGCCACGACAAGCCCAGCTTCGACTTCAGTATGCGAATCATCGACAAGCATCGGGATGAGTTCATGTACTGGGGCGTCAAACACGTCGATTACGCTTCGGTGGAGAATAAGAAGGCCATGGCAACGGTCTGCTGGCTGGCACAACTTTTCTTAAACTATGAACCATCTGGCACGAGGTTCACGCGGGTTCTCAACGCCAGAGGCGAGAACATAACGCTTTATCCTGTTGCCGAAGCCGCGGACAAGACTGGCTACGGCGAAGCTATAGACATCAAAGCAATAATCTCGCCAGTCCGCAGCGAAGAAGTTCTTATCGAGCCGGGATATGTTCTGAACGATTACATCACAGTTTACTGTTTCACGCCGTTGAGACATCACGATAAGATACGTCGCAAGGGCGAAGACTACGAGGTCCTGAGCCTTCAATCCTTCGACTCGGCTGGCGAAACTGCTTATTTCAAGGCTGTCTGCAGGAGGCTGACGGGCTGATGAGCGTGTCGGAGCTGGAGGATGTTGTTTCGACGGTCGTGAGGCTTCTAGCCAGTAACGTACGAGTGGTGAAAGAGGACGGCAGCATCGCGCAGGTTCATGTTGACGGTGAATGGTGCGATCGGGAACTCCTCAAGGGCTGCGATGGGCAGATAACGGTGGGCTTGGCTGAGAGTCGAGACTCGAAGGTTGAGATGTCGGGCAGGACACGTCGGAGAACTTGTGCCTTGCGTGTGAATGTCTGGGCGACAGACCGAAGCAGTTCGTCTGATTCTGGTAGGCTCATGCGGAGCAAGATGGTGGAAGAGGTCAACCGCGTTGTTAGGCAGAACCGTAACAGACCCAACGTAGTCGAGTACACCTTTGCCGGCTTGGGTTATCCGTCGGGCGAGCCTCACAAGGCGTTCCAGACCAACTCTTCCACAGAGCCAGTTCCATCTTACACTGGTTGGAGCGAACTGACGAGTAGCGATTACGAGAAAATATGGTACAGCGACGACCAACGATGTGTTAAGAGCGCTGGTGTTGACGGCGAGTATGCGTTCATGCTTTATCGTTTCAGAATCGACTCTCGAGAAGAGACCGTTAAGAAGATTGTTCTATCGTTTGAGGGCTACGGCACGGCACCTATAGGAAACGGTGTCGTCATCAAGGTTTGGAATCATATGGCGAGTGCTTGGCAACAACCCCAGAGTGGCGCTGGTGAAGGAGACGAGACGATAACGATTACGCTCACGTCTAATCTGCCGGATTACGTTGACGGTGATGGTTTCGTCTGGCTTCTCGCGAGAACCATGAACCCTAGCAACGGCGCAACAGAAGCCATCTTACACTGCGATTACGCGGCGTGCGCGGTCACTGTTAACGGAATCACGTATCTGGACGTTGTTTCCTATCGTCACGTGGACCGTGTGGATGTTAAGCCTTTCATCTTCAGAACCGAGTTCACGTTGAAATCATGGTCATTTGAGGACATCGGAGGAGTGTTTTAAACTATGGTTGAAACCTACGGAGCCCACGAAAGCCGCGTCTACTACATTGAAGAAACCACGTATGGACAGACACCATCCAACCCTGCCATGCTTGGCGTTCCAGCAGAAAGCATGGAACCTGCTGCAGACTCTTCGCTTGTGAAAATCCGTGGAGTCGGCAACATTGACCTGCAAACCATCAAAAAAGGATTGAGAAATGTCAGCCTGAAAGTTTCCTATGCGATTCCCAGCGACGCGCCCATCAATTTTCTCCAATACGCTAAAGCGGAGTTGAACAAGTCTCTGAGCGTTCAGGCGTTGTACTACAAGGGAGCGTTTGCTTCTGCCACCGATATAATATCGCTTCTCTACTCTGGATGCAGGTTTCACAAGGCAACGGTTGAGTGCAGCGTTGAAGAAATCGTGAAGGCAACCGTGGAGCTGATGGGACAAGACCTGACGGTGGGAACATCGAAGATTACTGGAGCCACCTACGCAGATTATGCCGGAGCAGTACCCTTCTACGAAAGCTACATCAAGAAAGGCACGACAACCCTCGAACGAGTGACAGACTGGAAATTCACCATCGAGAACAACCTGAAACAGGTCCCCGTCATCCGCTCACAGAACGGTCACCTTCTGAAGTATTTGCCACACAGACACCGCAACTTAACTGGCGACATAACGTTCGAGTTTGAGAGCAAAGAAGAATTCGACGACACAATAAACGATGCAACCTTCGACTTGGAGTTCGGCCTAGGCGGCTCCAACAAGGCGGTCTTCACGGGCTGCAAGTGGGAAAACGTCGCAACACCCACACGTATCGAGGATTTAATCGCATGCAAAACAAGCTTCGTGGCCAAGGGTCCAGTGAGCATAAGCTGAGGCGATAAAGCGATGTCTGTTAACGTTAGCGTCCTGGAGGATTTTGGCCAGGAAGCTGAACTGCGGAAGAAGTGGATGCGAATGTGGCAAAGGCTCGGCTACAGAATCTTGAAGCTGCCGAAGTGGATGCAGGAAATCGTCTTGGAAGACGTGAACACGGCTGTCAGAAATCGTTTAGCCGTCATGGAGATGATTCAGAATGCGAAGAGAAGAAGTTGAAATAGACGAAAGATACGGCAAAGAATACTCTGGAAAATACGTTTTCCAAGAAATCACATGGGCTAAACGCAGCCGCATAATCCAAAAACACACGAGATACAGCCAACAGACCGGACAAATCACCGCAAGCGACTACATAACCATTCAGGCAGAGACCATCATGGCAAGCCTCAAGGAACAACCAGCAAACAAGCCCATAACAATCGAGAAACTTTTGTCCGAGGATTCTGAAAGAGGCCTGCCAATCGAACTCGGCGAATTGTTCAGCCAAACAGTGAACAAACTCAACACCTTAAGCTTCGACGAGACCGCTTTTTTATCAGAGCCATACGAAAGCAAAAACCGCACCCAGCAATCACAGAATACCGACTCTGCAAAGAACTCGGAAAACTCCCCAGCCAAATCCGAAGAGAACCAGCCAAGAACATCGAACAGTTCATCGTGATCCTGAACGAACTGGACAGACAAGCGGAGGAAGAGAGAAGAAAGGCGGAGCGTGACGCAAAACGTCGGTAGAAATAACCTGCAACGCCAGCGGATTCGAAGAGTTCAAACAAGCCATGCAACAATTCGAGAACGGAGTACAAAGTCAAGTCCACAAACAACTGACACTCTGGACGGCTGATGTTGAAGCCCTCGCCAAACAACTCGCGCCAGTAAAAACTGGACGTCTTCGCAGTTCCATCTATGCTAGAGTTCAGGAATGGGTCGCCGGCATCGGCGCAGAAGTCTCTTACGCGTTGTTCGTGGAGTTCGGCACACGCCACGTGCAGGCAAGGCCTTATCTCTACCCAGCCTTGGAAGAAAACTTGCCAAGACTCGAACAGACAATCAACGAGGCCATAGACTCTGCAAAAACGGAGGCAGGACTATGAGTTTCAGGGAGATAGCCATAACCATCCGAGCCGTCAACCATGTAAGCCAAGAGTTCGCCCGAATTCAAAGCGACGCCGAAGCAATGGGCATGCGCATCAAAAGCCTCGGAGCCGCCATAGCCGGCCTAGGCGCCACGGGCACAGTCATCGGTCACATCGCCCACCAGTTCGGCTTGCTGAACGATGAACAAGCGCGCACCTTCAACTCAGCCATGATGATCGTCTCCGTCATGGGCATGTTCATGCGAACCAGCTGGGGCATAGCCGTGGCTCAAAAAGTCTACGCTGCCGCTTGCTGGGTCGCCACCGCTGCGCAGAATGCCCTGAACATAAGCTATACCACGTTTCTAGCTCTGACCGGCGTAGGCATAGCCGTTATCGTTGCGGCCGCGGCTGCCATGTGGAGCTTCGCCAGCAGCATGAACTCCGCCACCGCCAGCGTCCAAGACTTTAACGCTGCTACTGCAGAAATCCCTGACAGTGGACGCAGTGTTCGCAGGGCTGGAGAAGAGGACCTGTACAGGCGAGGGGCTGAGTATCCGTGAGCGTTGAGATTCCGAAGGTGGCTGTCGTGTTCGGCGCCGTTGCCGTGCCCCAAGACGATGTCGTCCAATTGCGTGTACATCTCGGCTGCACGAAGGAGGTCAGCAGCTTCGAGGTTCAACTGCAGAATTGGGATGGAAAATACAGTCAGGGCGGAGCTTCGCCCATCACCGTGGGCATGGACGGCCACGTAGACATGGGCAGAGGTGTCAACGTTCCCCAAGTCATTACTTGTCGTGTTGAAGGCGTAAAGTACGAATCCACACCATGCGAGAATTACTTGAGTGTGAGCGGTCGCTGCTGGGGAGAGAAGCTCTTCCGCAGAGTCGTGACCAAGACCTTCGAGAACAAGAAGGGCGAAGACGTAGTCAAGGAGCTTCTTGACTACTACGTGGGTCTGAGCCACGTTCGAGGTTCAACGGAACTCGTTGAAGACACGGACACGACGTACACGAAGCTGGAGTACGAGGACACGCCAGTCTTCGATGTTTTTCGGTACGTAGCGGAAAGCGCAGACAAGGCTGGCGTCATTGGCTACGATTTTCGTGTGGCTCCGGATGGCCAATTCGAGTTCTTTCCTGTGAACAGTCGAACGTCATCCGTAAGTCTTGCAGACAAAATTGAAAGCAGCGAGTATCGTCGGGACATTCACCAGGTGCGCAACCGAATAACCATCTACGGCGCTGCGGACAAGAGCGTTCCCTTAGACAAGGACGCTTGGACCGAGAGCCTAACACCCTCGGATGGCGTCTGGAGTGCTGTTAACGGAGCGGTTAGCTTCGACACTGGCGTTAAGGTTAGAGGAAGCGGAAGCGTAAAAGAGAACGTTGCAGGTAGTGATTACTACGCCGCTTGCCTCTTCACGCTGAACACTGGCAAGGAGGTCAACGCGAACCTTTACCCGTTGCTGAATTTCTGGGTTTATCGTGAGAGCACTTTCACTGGAAACATGCTCGTGAGCCTCTATGACACGGCGGACAGGAGCGCACATTGCGCTTTAACCGTCGCGGCTGGCGAATGGTTCAACAAGCAGGTGAAGGTGGGCGTCAAGAACGCGGATGGCTGGCGCAGCGACTATGCAGATTTTGATTGGGCTAACGTGAAGAAGGTGCGTTTTTATCTTGACTTTCCGGAGACGGGTTCGGGAAGCTTCTGGGTTGACGGCTTATTCTTCGGCGGTTGCAGGTACAGTGCCGTGGAGGAGGACGTGACGAGTCAAGGAGCCTATGGGCTTCGTGAGCTGGTTGATGTGGATGAGGAGTTGTTCAGCGACGGCGAGTGCGACTTGAGGGTCAAGGCTCTGCTTAATCATCTGAAGGAGCCGGCGGAGTATCTGACCGTAAGGAGCACGGTTGTTGATTATGGTTCTTCGCCTATATTGCCGGGCGACAAGGTTCATGTGACGTTACCCAACGAGTGTGTTGACGCCGATTTTCGGGTGTTGAGCGTCGAGTACGCTGTTGACGCGCGGACGCAGACTTTGGAGAACGTGTTGGAACTCGGGCGTGAGCGGTCTGTGTTGGCGGATTACCTGTACGCTCTGCGTAGCAGGAGTGGGGTTTTGAGTAGGCGTAAGGCGGGGAGGCTGCTTTAGGATGGCGATAGCGTGGGGTCGGTATGAGGAGGCGTTCAAGGCTGTTTATGACGTTGTTGCCGTGTTGTTGGGGCGGTTCAGGGAGGATGTTGTGAGCGTTGGTGGTGTGGCTTCGCCTAACGGTGCCGGTGTAGTGGTGGTTGCGGGTGTCGCTGGGAAGCGGGTGAAGGTTTACGACTGTGGTTTTCACGCTGGGGCTGATGGGCTGCACTGTTATTATTTTGGGACTGGGGTGTCGGCTACGGCGAAGCGGTTGTGCAGTGTTAACAAGGCGGGCTTGGTGCGGCAGACGTTTGTTCAGCCTCGGGTTGGCGATGTTGGGGATGGGCTTTACTTGTACAGTGCCGTCTCTGAATCAAACATGCCGTATGATGTGGGGTACGTTCAAGAATGA